CTCAAAACACTTTAGTAGCGGTTGCCAAAGATAACAATGGCAAATACTGGTACTTAGGAAAACAAAGAGGCTTAGACCTTACAGGCGGTAGCGCAGGTACAGGTACGGCTGAAGGAGACAGAAGCGGCTATACTCTTACCTTTACAGGTGCAGAGCCAGCCCTTGCTCCAGAAGTAAACTCAACTGTGGCAGGTCAATTAACCACCGCAGGTTCTTAGGTTGTTTTGGTTTTGTATATAGATGCCCTCGGACTTAATTGTTCGGGGGTTTTTTATTTTGCAAACAATCGCAATAGTTTATATTTATAGTTGTGATAAGATTAACTAAGGGGCAAACCCAAAATATAATACTTACCTTGACTGAGAAGCAGCTTTTAACAAGTCCTAATTATCTATTTATTTTCGAGAATAGAAGTACAAATACGGACATCAAATTTGTTAAGCTAAACAATATGGACATAAGTGCTTACAAGGAAAGGTACAATGAGTTCACTATTGTAGTTAATACCTACTTTAATACGGCTTTAAACGGGCAATACACCTATACAATTTACGAGCAAACAAGTACTACCAACACAAACCCGACTGGCTTAAACCTGCTTGAAAGCGGCATAATGGAACTTGAGGGTACAACTATATCATTTACCGAATACGAAACAACAAGCACATTCACAATTAGACAATAATGGAAATACAAGTATTGACATTTGCGGAAGCAAAGCAACCAGAATATAAAGAGAAAAAAGGCGAAGGGTATATGCAGTATGGTCAAAACAATGACTATCCGCAGTACTTATTAGACCTATTTAACAAATCTGCAAAGCACAACGCTATCATTCGTGGCAAGGTTAATTACATTGTCGGCAATGGTTGGGCAGGAGAGCAAGATATGGTTAAGAAGGTTAATAGAGACGAAACCCTTAACGACCTAACTAAAAAGGTTGCTTTAGATTTAGAACTATTTGGCGGTGCTTACATTCAAGTTATTTGGAGTGTAATGGGCGGTCAAGTAGCGGAGTTGTGGCATTGTGATTATACAAAGATTAGAACCAATAAAGACAATACTCAGTTTTGGTACAAAGACGATTGGAAAGCTACACGCAACCAAGAAAAAGCCGAGATTTACAATGCATTTAACCCTGCTAACCCACAAGGTGTGCAGATACTTTATGTAAAGGAGTATCGCCCAGGAATGAATGTTTATAGCCTTCCTGGTTATTTTGGTGCGCTTAACTACATCGAAAGTGATGTTGAAGTTAGTAAGCACGTTTTGGGTAATGCTCAAACAGGGTTTTCTGCAAGTAAACTTATTACTTTACCAAACGGAGAACCAAGTCCTGAAGAAAAACGCCTTGTTAGTAAGCAGTTCGATAATATGTATACGGGTGCAGACGGCAAGAAGTATTTACTTGCGTTTGTAAACGATTTAACCCGTAAGCCTATTGTAGATGATTTAGGTGCAAGTGATTTAACTAAAGAAGATTTTAGCCGTGTAGACGAGTTAATACAAACTAACATATTTAGCGGACACCAAATTACAAGCCCTGATTTGTTTGGTATTGCCGTGCCTGGTCAATTAGGAAATCGCCAACAGATGCGAGATAGCTACGAGATATTTAACAACACTTATGTACGCTATAAACAAATGCAGATTGAGGGCGTGTTTAATATGCTTGGACAATATGCAGGAGTAACGGAAGAATTAAAACTTCAACCCGTAGACCCTATTGGAATTGACTTTAGTGAAAGCGTAATTAAGGAAGTAGCACCTAAAGAATGGATATTAGAGAAGCTTGGTATTGACCCTACTAAATACGGATTGCCTATTGAAAGTGAACAACCAATGGCAGCAAGTCCTTTAAGCGTAAACGAGCATATTAAAGGTTTGAAAGGTAGAGAGTGGCAAAATATGCAGCGTATTATTAGAGATTTTAATAAGGGCAAGATAACAAGAGAACAAGCAAGTTCTATGTTAAAGGGTGGATATGCTTTAAGCGATGAAGAAGTATCTACTTGGTTAGGTTCGGAAGAGTTAGAGTTTAGCGAAGATGACTACAAGATATTCTATGAGTTTGGAGAAGATAGAGAGCAATTTGAGGTATTTAAAAGTAAGACAAGATTTAGTGATGATGACGACTACCAAACATTTGCCGATGTAAACCAATTAGAAGCAAACGTATTAGACCAAATCAGCAAACAAAAGAATATTACAACCGATGTTTTAGCCGAAGTTTTAAAGGTTACTATACCTGAAATTGTTGCTATCCTAAAAAGCTTAGAAGAAAGAAACATCATTAAAACTATTTCTAAGACAATAGGCAAAGGCGATAATTCAAATGTAATTATAGAGAGAGAATTAGTAAAGCCATTAGGTGTAACAGTTGGTGCAGTAAAACCTACAACAACAGAAATATTAATTCGTTATTCTTACGAATGGAAGTCAGGCTTTAGCAATGCTAACAAAGGTACAAGCAGACCATTCTGCGTACACTTATTAGAAGCTAAGAAGATGTATAGCCGTAGCGAAATTGAATCAATGAGCGCAAGGCTTGGTTATAGTGTTTGGAATAGAGGTGGCGGTTGGTACACAAAGCCTGGAACTAATACCCATTCTCCAAGTTGTAGGCACGAGTGGAAAACAAACGTAGTAACGAGAAAAAAATAAGAAATGAGCTTAAACACATTATTCATAAGCGTACAAAATATTAAAGACCGCTCTGGCTTACACGCTAACGTAGACGAAAAACTTGTATTGCCTGAGATTAAGACCGCACAAGATATGTACATCTTACCTGCGCTTGGTAGTGCTTTGTACAATCGTTTACAAGCAGGTATTACGGCAAACAACTTGAACGCTAACGAGGTTATCTTATTAGACCAATACATAGCAGATACTTTAGTGCATTATGTACTTAGTGAATTGCCAATGGGTTTGTCTTATCAGTTCTACAACAAAGGCTTATTAAGAAAGAGTGGCGAGAATACCGAGAACCCTTCTATGCAAGATATGATTGACGTGGCGAATAGATACAAGGCTCGTGCGGAGTTCTATAAGCAAAGAATGATTAAATATCTAAAAGAATATTCAACACTTTATCCTGAGTACCTTAATCCTGGAAGTGGCATTGATGCAATACACCCTGAGAATGATGCTTACACAACGAGCATTTGGCTTGGAGATTTTGATTGCTGCGCAGGTAAAAGCTTTGAGGAACTTTATCAAGGGAATAGAGGTTGTAGCGATTGTTAAATATGAGCAAAGTAACAACAATAAAAAACCAAAATAAGCTTCGTGTTTATTTAGAAAAAATTAAGAATGAGCCTGACGTTAAACCAAATAGTCAAACAAATAACAACACTCGGAAACGACCACGAACAAATTAACTTTGTTTACTTCGGCGATGTGTGGGAACGTTTAAGCAATGGCGAGGTTACTTACCCTGCTATGTTCTACACTTTAACGGGTGCGACTATAAACGCTAAAAATATTACTTATAATTTTAGCCTTTATTTTATGGACAGAATGTTAATGGAAGAGACAAACGAAACCGAAGTTTTATCCGATATGACTTTAGTAGGTCAAGACATAGTGGCGCAGTTACGTTATCCTAAAGCAATTTGGGAAATAGGCGATACTGCTCCTTTGACTTACTTTACCGAGAGCGACCCCGACTATCTTGCAGGAGTTAAGATAGACATTACAATGGAATTACCTTACTTAAACGATAGATGCCAAGTGCCTTCTATTTATACATACTAAAATGATAGGAAAAAAGATTAACCAATTAGCGACCGAGTTAGCACCAGTTAGTACCGATTTAACTATTATTGGCGACCCAATTAGTGGAGTAAGTAAAAAGATTACACTTGCACAATTAGGGGCGATATTTAGCGGTGCAGTTAGCTTTTATACTGACTTAGCTTCGTTCCCTGCAACGGGCGATATTAACGTTATCTATTGTGCTAAAGACACGCAGAAACTTTACTTATGGAGTGGTTCGGCTTATGTTGAAGTATTCCCTTCACAAGCTTTATTAGATACTTACCAATTAAGAAGTGAGAAAGGTAACGCTAATGGTTATGCTTCTTTAGATAGTGGCGGTAAAGTTCCTATCAGTCAATTACCAAGTTCTATTATGGAATACAAAGGAACTTGGAACGCATCTACAAACACGCCTACACTTGCAAACGGAACGGGCGACACGGGAGATGTTTACATTTGTAACGTAGCAGGAACAGTAAACTTTGGCGCAGGTCCTTTGACTTTTGCGGTTGGAGATTATGTGATTTATTCAGGAACTATCTGGCAGCGTTCAAGTGGTGCAGTAGGTACTGTAACAAGCGTAGCATTAACAGTTGGTGGCGATGCGATAAGCGTATCGGGTAGTCCTTTAACTACAAGCGGAACTTTAGCTTTAGCGTTTAGCGGTACTACATCACAATACATTCGAGGTAATGGTACACTTGCTAACTTCCCTACTTCTCTAATTAGCGGTACGGGTAACGTAAATGCTATCCCTAAATTTACTGATAACACAGTTTTAGGTAATAGCGTTATGGAAGATGACGGGAACTTTGTTTCAATGCGTGGTTTGAAATTAAACCTAATAGCAGGAACGGGTAACTCAATAAACTTTCAACAAGCTTCGGGTATTATTGCGGCAGGTCTTGGATATAGCAGTATTGGTGCGGCAGGTTCAACGGGAATTAAATTTTACTTAGACCAAAATAGCACCACAAGAAGCTTTGTTTTAGACACTACAACTATTACAAGCGATACCGAGCGTACTTATAGTATGCCTAATTCAAGCGGTACTTTAGCTCTTACTTCTGATATACCAAGCTTAACGGGATATGTTCCGTACACGGGTGCAACGGCTAACGTAGATTTAGGAACGCACACTTTACTTGCTAAAAATTTAGTAATTAATCATTCAAGCGGTAGCGGAGTTGCTGCATCAATTACTAAGGGCGGTAGCGGAGAGGCTTTAACTGTTGTTAAGAGTTCAGGAAGTGGCAACGCTGCATCTATTACGGGTGGTGTTACACTATTAAGCGAGTTACATTTAACTACTGATTTAGCCGATGCGTATATTGCAAGTGCTACAAATTGGAATACTGCATATAGTTTAAGAATTACAAGTGCTACAAGTCCACTATCGATTACATCAAATGTAATTAGCATAGCACAAGCGAGTGGCTCTACTAACGGATATTTAAGTAGCACCGATTGGACTACGTTTAACAACAAGCAGAACGCTTTAACAAATCCAGTAACGGGTACAGGTACTACTAACTACCTACCTAAGTTTACAGGTGCAAGTACAATAGGGGATAGTGTAATACAAGAAGCAAGTTCTAATATTGGTATTGGTGGCAGTCCTTCGGGAACTTATGGCAAACTATCTGTATTTGGTGGTTTATCTATTAAAGATGACAATAATGCTAAATTAGAAATAGGCAGATATTCAAGCGGTGCTTCTAACTCTTATATTAAATTAGGTGCAAACTCTAATAGTTTAAGATTTACAAACGCAGGAGATTTAGCGGACATAATGGAACTTACCAACTCAGGCAATTTAGGATTAGGAGTTACACCGAGTGCGTGGGGAACAGGTTCAAGTGCAAGAGCATTACAAATGAATGCAGGTTCTCTATTTAGTTTTTCTACATCACAACTTCACTTAGAACAAAATTCATATTTCAATAGTGGATTTTTTTATGTAAACAATGGGTTTGCTTCTGCATATAGACAAGTAGATGGTGCACATTCTTGGCATCTTGCTCCTTCAGGAACGGCAGGTAACGCTATATCCTTTACCCAAGCAATGACGTTAGATGCGAGTGGTAATTTACTTGTGGGTGGTACTTCTGATAGTTATATAACAAGCAGTAGAAAGGTTTTAGGTATTACAGGAACAAGTGAAGCCTTAATATCATTTAGAGCAAGTGGTACTGCAATGGGTTATATTTTTGCTTATGCAAGTGCTATTGACATATCAGCAATAGGTAGAGATTTTACTGTATCAGCAGGTACAAGTTCCCCTACTGAAAGATTTAGAATTGCAGCCTCTACAGGAGCAGCTACATTCTCAAGTAGTGTAACGGCAGGGGGATTGCTTACAACTGCTTATACAAGCACAGGCTCATCAATGGGGCATTTTATTGTAAATACTGCTGCTTCTACATTAAGT